ACCGACCACAACTGCGAATTCGGCGTCCGCTGTCCTGGCGGCCACTTCCGTTTCTATTGGCAACCCGACGTCCGCTTGATCGGCAACCCCATGGACGGCAACGGCCTCGACCTCGACCTCCCGAAAGAATGGAAACAATGACCACCGACCCCGCCAAGCTCGACCTCTGGGCCGAACGCACCGAGCACCGCATGACCAAGCAGTCGCTCAAATACGTCACCCAGGAGCGCAACCAACTCCGCACCGCCCTGGCACAAATCGCCGAAGACTGCACCGCCTGGCTCAACTCCGAAAGCGACGAACACTCCGCCGCTTTCATCAAGCTCGTCGGCCTCTACGCCTACAACCAAAGCCAAGCGCCATTGATGCACTCCGAAACTCTGCCAACTGAAAACTGAAAACTGCCAACTGACGCCTTATGCTCTTCACCGCCCATCCCATCCACGAAGCCCCCACGTTGCTCGGCCGCGACCCCGCCGGCAACGTCCTCGACCTCGACCTCCCGAAAGAATGGAAACAATGGATTCAACTACCGCTTCGTCATCGATCACACCGATCTGACGCCGTTGCCGAAACGTTAAATCGCCAAGCCAGGGACTACATTAAAAAACTGACAATGCCTTTTGGAAAATACAAAGGAGAAGACATCGTCAACGTGCCGCTTAGTTATTTGGACAATACGGTTTCCACCATGCCGTGCACTTGGTTTGCAAGCGCCATCCGCGGATATGTGGCCAGCGTCATGCTTTGCGCCATAAACGAGGGAATCGTGACGGACGCTAAAGTGCCAAACCGCAGCGGGTGGGCAATATTGTTGGAAATCGAAGCCATGCGCCGCACTGATTCCGAAACTCTGCCAACTGAAAACTGAAAACTGCCAACTTTAATGATCTTCACCGCCCATCCCATCCACGAAGCCCCCACGTTGCTCGGCCGCGACCCCGCCGGCAACGTGTTGGCCCGCTTCAAGGACGGCACCCGGCGCATGACACCCGACCAGCTCGCCGACTTCTGGCGCATCCGCGAAGAGCAGATTGCGAATGAGAAGAACGACCCGCTCCGCTACGAATGGGAGCCCGAAGCCTGGCGCCGCGCCGACCAGATCCTCGACGAGCACCGCGAGCTCCTCATCCTCGGCGGCAACCGATCCGGCAAATCCTCCTTCGCCGCCAAGCGCATCATGCGCTCAATGCTCGACAAGCCCGACGGCCGCTTCTGGTGCTTCCAAGAAACCGCCGCGAACAGCGTCGAAATGCAGCAACCCCTCCTCTGGAAATACATGCCTCCCGAACTTCGTCATACAAAAAAATCAAGAATCACAAACATTTCCTACGGTCAGAAGACAGGTTTTGCAGAGAACTCATTTGTCCTGCCGTCCGGCTCCCAGGTGTGGTGTCGAAACTACTCTCAAGACGTCAGCACCATCGAGGGTGGGGAAGTCGACGGCATCTGGTTCGACGAGCTGGTCCCTCTCAACTTTCTCGACACCGCTCGTTACCGTCTCATCACCCGCAAAGGCTGGCTCCTCCTCACCTTCACGCCGATCGAAGGCTACAGCGCCGTAGTGAAAGACTACCTCGCCGGCGCCAAAACCCTCGAAGACCGCGAGGCCGAGCTGCTGCCCGTCTACGGCAAGGCCGACGAAGCCGGCGTCAAGCCCCTGACCGGCTACGAACGTCTGCCCGTGCTCCAGGAACCCGTCCGCCGCAAAGGCCGCGTGACATACTTCTGGACCCAAGACAACCCCTTCAGCGGCTACCCCGAGCTCCGCACCGAACTCCTCAAAGCCAAGAAAGACGAGATCCTTGTCCGCGCCTACGGCGTGCCAACGAAGTCCATCGGCAACCAATTCCCCCGGTTTAACGACAAAGTCCACGTCCTCCCCGACGACCGCATCCCCACCGCGGGCACGCACTATCACGTCGTCGACCCGTGCAGCGGCCGCAACTGGTTCATGATATGGGCCCGCTTTGATGAGATCGGCCGGTGCTTCATCATCGAAGAGTGGCCGAATCAAGACCGTTACATCCCCGGCTGGGGATTCCCCGGCGCCTGGGCCGAGCCCGACGGCAAACGTCACGACGGACGCCCCGGCGACGCGCAAAAATCCTGCGGCTTCGGCCTGGTCGAATACAAAGCCGAGATCGACGCCGTCGAGCTCGAGCTCGGCAAGCTCGCCGGCCGCCCGCCTGGTGAGCCGATCCCCGTCTTCGAGCGGCTCATGGACAGTCGTTACGGCAACGCCGCCACCGTCGCCCGCGAAGGCGCGACGACCTTGATCGACGAATGCGCCGAACTCGGCCTCAACTTCCTCGCCGCGCCCGGCGACGCCATCCACGAAGGCGTCAGCCTCATCAACGACTGGCTCAGTTACGACCCGGCCAAACCGATCAGCGCGACCAACCAGCCCCGCCTCTATATCAGCGAACGCTGCAAAAACACCATCTACGCCCTGCAAGAATGGACCGGCCGCGACGGGAAATCCGGCAGCTGCAAAGACCCCGTAGACGTCCTGCGTTACCTTGTGCTCAGCGGCGCCACCCACCACCACGACACCGACCTCAGCTTCCAACCCCTAGGCAGCTACTGAAATCTCAAATTTCCAATCTCCAATCCCTCAACTCTCAACCCTCAACCCTCAACTCGCTCATGCTCATGCGCAAACAAATCCTTAAACGACGCGACGTCATGGATCTGCTCGGCCTCGATCCCGACGACGTCAACACCTACCGCAAATACCTCAAAACCGGACTGCTCAAACCCGTCCGGCTCAAAGGCATCAAATACCGCCGCTTTCGACGCATCGACGTCCTGCAAGCGTTCGGCCTCCCCGAACCCACGCTATGACCCTTCTTGCTGCCAACTGCTAACTGCCAACTGCCAACTCCTAAAAACTTATGATCGGAAAATCAGCCATGAAATGCAACGCGCCCAAGCGCACGCCCGGCCACGCGACCAAGTCGCACGTGGTCAAAGCGTGCAGCGGTGGCGTCGAGAAAATCATCCGCTTCGGCCAACAAGGCGTGAAGGGATCACCGGCCGGGACCGCCCGGAACAAAGCCTTCCGAGCCCGCCACGCCAAGAACATCGCCAAAGGCAAGATGTCCGCAGCTTGGTGGGCGTCAAAAACTAAATGGTAGAAAGGAGGAAACACATGAAAAAAGGACTCTATGCAAACATCAACGCGAGAAAATCCGCCGGCACCAGCCGTCCCAAGTCGAAGAGCACGATCGCCCCGAAGGTCTACTCGGCGATGAAGAACAAACGCGGAGCATTCAAAGCCAAATGAGCTGGCTCACCCGACGCATCCAACTCAACGTCCCCACGTTGACCGACCAAGAGAAGCGCGGCGCCTTGGCCGTCCCGGAGAGCACGCCTCTCTGGGCGGCCATCATGGCCGTGATCGACGAGCACCTCACCGACGCCACGGCGATCGTGAGAGCCCCGCAAACCGCGCAACAGCCACCACTTCTGGCCCACACCGCCGGCGGCCTAGACGCGTTAGCCAGCCTAAAGGAAGACCTAGCCGCCCGAAGAATCGACGCCCTCGCCAGCCCGCAGGGTCTGTAGTCTCTTCGTCTCTTAGTCTCTTGGTCTCTTGGTCTCTTGCTCTGTTCGTCCGTGCCCAGCGCCACAAATTGCGGTGCTTTGCAGTGCATTGCGGTGCTTTGCTGTCGCAACGACTGGCAATCCATCAGCCGACCGCGCATTGCTCCCGGCGCATGGATCAAAGGCAACGCGTCAACAACATCGCAAAGCATGGCGTCGCCACTGCTCGCCGGATTATTTCCACGGACGGCCCCGCTCCTTCATCTATGCACCGGGAAATCGCGCAGGTAAGCGGTCACATTCAGCCCACTGCGCCTTCCCCAACCTAAGCGCATGCCCAAGAAGAAAGCCGCCAAGAAGCCGTCGATCCTCGTCGTCGTCTCCGATCTGCACTGCGGCAGCACCGTCGGCCTCATGCCGCCCGACAGCGAGAACCTCGCCGGCAACACCATCAATTTCGGCAAGAACCACCACCAGCGTTGGCTTTGGGAATGTTGGCAAAATGCCCTGGGCGAAGTCGCCACCATCGCCGGCAGCGACCCCTACGCTGTTTTGATAAATGGAGACGCGACCGAGGGCATCCATCACCGATCGCCCGAAGTCGTGGCTTCGTTGATCGAGAACCACTGCGCCATGGCCGCCGAAGCCCTCAAGCCGCTCACCTCCAAAGCCGCCGCCACCTTTGTCGTCAAAGGCACCGAATGTCATACTCACGACGTCGAGAGCTACCTCGCCAGGCTCATCGGCGCCCGCGACGAAGTCGCCCGCGACAAGTGGCTCATCAACATCCACGGCTGCGCCGTCGACGCCACGCACCACCTCGGCGCCACCAGCCGCGCCTACCTCGAAGCCTCCGCCCTTTCGATCACCCTCGGCAATGCCAGGTTGAACTCCGTCCGCGCCGGCCACCCGGTTGCTCAGGTCTATCTCCGCGGCCACCGCCACTGCGGCGGCGTCTACAGTGACGGCAGCGGCATGATCGGCGTCACCGGCGGCTGGCAATTCTTGACCCGCCACGGACACAAAGTCGTCCCCGACAGCATCCCGCGTCCCAGCCTGCTCATCCTCGACTGGCGCGGCAAACCCCAAGGCGCCCTCCCAAGTCCGCATCACATTTTCTACAACCCCCCGGCGCCCAAAGTGACGCATCTATGAGCAAAAAGTCGAAGATCACCGCCGAGCAAATCGAATCCTCGCTCGCCCAATTCATCACCGAGCTCAAGAAAAGCTCCGTGAAGCTCGATCATGTCCCTCCAGGATGGTTCACCGTCGCCCAGCTCGCCGAAGAAAGCGGCAAATCCAACTGCATCACCGGCGAACGCGTCCGCAAACTGGTCAAAGCCGGCGCCGCCGAACGCCAAGACTTCATCATCCAGCTAGAACAACGCGCCCGCGCCGTCCCCCACTACCGCCTCACCCCCCGGTAGGGCGCCCTCTGAAATCTCAAATCTCCAATTTCAAATCCTCCCTCACTGCCGCCATGCAGCACCGCTTCCGCATCGCCAGCCGGTCATGGCCCTGGAAATACGTCCGTTTGAAAGGCAAGGCCGACGGCTACGCCTTCACCCCTGAGCCCGGCGACAACAGCTCCGGCCACCGCATCCTCATCGACCGCCGGCTAGTCGGCCGCAAACGCCTCCGCGTCGAACTCCACGAATTCCTCCACGCCGCCTTCCCCGACATGGCAGAAGAAGTCATCGACCAAAGAAGCCGCGAACTCACCACGATCCTGACCACGCTCGGCTACCGGCTATGACATTCACCCCGCTCCTCATCTGCACCATCTGCTACGTCCTTACGGCAATCGGCTTCTTCCGCGAAGGCCAAGTCGGCATGGGCATCGCCTTCACCGGCTACACCCTCGGCAACATCGGCTTCCTCTACATCACCATCTACGGCTCCCGGTAGGGTCGCCGCGACGACCGCCCGCCGCCTCTCACTGAAAACTGCCCACTGAAAACTGCTAACTGCGCCGCTAATTCGGCACAGCCGAGTCTGCGAGACAGGTCGCCCAGCGACCAATTTGCAGTGCTTTGCGGTGCATTGCGGTGCTTTGTGACCGCACCCCTTTGCGCTTTGCTCTCCGGCGCCGTAATTCCCCCTGCATGCGAACGGCATTCTGCATTGGCCACGCAAGCGGCGCGTCATCTACGGCGCACGCAATCAATGCTGCCGGGACTTGGACCCACTAACCATGGCAACAGACACCACAGACAAGGTGCAAACTAACGGTCCGGACGTCACCGACATCGACTTCGCAGACATCGCCGAACATCTCGGCGTCCAGTTCGCCAAGCCGACCACCGCGACAACCGAGCCAGACGCAGAAACCAGCGGAACCGACGCAGCCGACGAGGAGCCAGACTCCGAGCCAGCCGCCGAAGAATCCGGGGACACCGAAGAAAAAACCGACGAGACCGACGCCGAGCCATCCGACGAGGAAGGCGAGGGGACCGACGAGGAAGCCAAGGCCGAAGAGCCCGAAGCTCCCACCAAAGTCCAGCAACGCATCGACAAGCTCACCGCGCAAAAGCGCGAAGCCCTCGAGCAGCTCGACGACCTCAAGGCCCAGCTCGAGGCAGCCAAAGCCGCCGCCGACGCCAAGCCACCGGTCATCTTCCAGGACCCCGCCAATCCGCTCAGTTCTTTCACAGACGCAGCCGCCCTCGAGGCGGAGATTGCAAAGGCACAGGCGGTCCTTGATTGGGCCGATGACAACCGCGAAGGCGGCACGGTAACGGTTGCCGGCGAGGAGAAGTATTACGACTCCGACGCCGTCAAACAAATCCGCGCCAACGCCCGAGCCTTAGTCAAAGCCGCGCCCAAGCAGCAGGAATACATCCGCGTCAGGCAGCAAGTGTTGCCCGAAGCGCAGACCTTCTATCCCGAACTCTTTCGCAAGGGCTCGGTCGAATACCAGGCGATGCAAGCCACGTTGCAGCAATATCCGCATCTAGTGAGTTACCCGAACATGGAACTCATCATCGGCGACGCGTTTGCAGGACAGAATCTGCGTAGAAAAAGGATCGAACAGATGGAAAAGCGAACCTCTGCCGATCGAAAAGCACCGGCGACGAAAGCGGCGGCCACCGACAAGGTGCCGAAAACCCCGACTCCGAGCGCCAGTCCCAAAGTATCTGCATCATCGAGCGCGGCCCTGCGGCAAAAGGCCGACACCGCGCTCAAGGCCAGAGGCGATCGCAACGCCCTCGAAGCATTCATGGAAAGCATCGTGTGATGCACTTCCAACCAAGATTCCAAACCAACATTTAGAAAAACCAACTACAATGGCTGAACTTCTCATTACCAACCAGGTGGGCGCACGCGAGGATCTCGCGGACCTCATCGCGGTTGCGGACCAAAAGAGCACACCGCTGCTCTCGATGGCCAAGAAATCCAAAGACCCGACCAACCCGCTTTTCAGCTGGCTCGTCGACGCAATGAACGAGCCCGTCCTCACCGGCGTGCTCTCCAACCAGGACGCAACCACGTTCTCCAACCAGGCTGCCAACCGCGCCCGCCTCTACGGCCGCATCCAAAAGATGTGGCGTCTGCCCAAGGTCGACGACCTCGCCGAGTCCGTCTCGGATGTCGCCGGCATCGGCCGCAAACGGGAGATGGCCCGCAGCGTGACCCGCTCCCTCCAGGAGTTGGCTCGCGATCTGGAATCCGTGTTCTGCTCCGACCAGGACAGCACCGAACAATCCGGCGCAACCCCGTATCGCACCCGCGGTCTCGGTTCCTGGATCAGCAACAGTGCGCAGAGTGATTCGGCTACCGCCGTTCCCGCTGCCTACCGCACACCCGCTGCCTCGATCAGCACGACCGCGACCAACAGCATCACGGATGGCACCATCCAGGCGCTGCTCCAGTCGTTGTATGAGCAGTGCGGCAAAAACAAGTCCTACACGCTTTTGTGCGGACCCACGCTGAAACGTCGCTTCACCGGCTTCCAGCAGGTTCAGTTCGGCAGCACCAACACCGGTGCCACCGTCCGCCTCTTCAACCAGGATTCCGCCGACCTCAGCTACACGGCAAAGGTCGATCTGTTTTCTGGCGATTTTGGCGACTTGGCCCTCACCCCGTCCCTATTTCTGGCTAAAGACCAAGTCACAGCTTCCCAGCTGCGCCGCGGTTACATCCTGGACATGGACGGCGTCAGCATCCGCTACAACCGCCGTCCGAGGTATATGCCCTTGGATGACGAAGGGGGCGGCCCCAGGGGTATCGTTGATACCATTGCGGCGCTTCAAGTCGATAACCCCCTCGTGCACGGCAAGATCGCCAGCACCGCGGACTAATCGGAGGAAATCACTATTATGACAACCAACGCATTCCGCTCACTCCACGAGAGTCCTCGTGGATTCAACTACCGCTTCGTCATTGATCATACCGATCTGACGCAGGGCACCGACAACACCGCGCAGGACATCACCTTGATCACCCTGCCGGCCTACTCGGTCGTCAAGTCCGCCGCCACCTTCTTGAAGACCCCCTTCGAGCTGGTCGGCACCGCGGCCTACAACAGCAACACCGTCATCGTTGGCGACTCCGTCGACGACGACCGCTTCATCACGTCGCAGCAGATCAACGTGAACGGCACGGAAGTTTTGGCCAAGGCCCAAGCCGCCACCACGCCTCACGCCTACGCTGCCGCGACCGCGGTGGTCGCCAAGTTCGCCTCCATGGCGAGCCAAGACCTGCTCGAGCTCGACAAAGGGGAGATCCACATCTTCCTGGAAGTCGTCCAGCTCGACACCCTCAGCTAATGAGGTAGCACGCACTTTGCTCCCCTGGGTTCATGTCGCCAACTCGGCAGCAACTCATGGTGGGATTCAGGGAAAATTCCCAGGGGAGCAAAAGCGTGCTGCTTTAGCAGCAGAGTTTTCA